TATATGATGGGAATTGTTCTTGCAATCTGGGGTCTCACAAGTGCCGCCATGACGATCTATACAGACAGCAGATTATTCGTCAATAAGCGTGCTGTGCAGTTCTGGCTCCTTGCTACCTTCACTCTGTTCCTCTTGTCCCTTCTCTCAGAGGTTCTGAAATGAGAAAGCTCAACGACTATCTTTATTCCCTCCCTAAAAACCTCCAGGTCCAAGAAATCGAGGATTTAATCGCGGAGATTCTCGAAGACGCGGAAGCGACAATGGCCGCAGTCCAAGAAGCTGCTTATGACTCGGGTTACACAGAAGGCCGTGATGACGGTTTTGACACCGGGCATTCTGAGGGGTATGAGTCTGGGTATGCAGATGGCATTGCGGCAAAGGATTCCTGATCGTGCCTGCTCTTATCAACCACCATTCCAGCAAAACTACCAAACTCCTTTTCGTCGGGGACAGTGGATCAGGCAAAACTGGAGCACTCGCGTCCCTCGCGGATGCAGGATACAAGGTCCGCATTCTCGATCTTGACAACGGCATTGACGTTTTGCGAGACCTTCTCACATCAGGACGCTATTCGTCCGAGGCTGTCGCCAACGTCGAATACGTTACCATTACCGAGACGATGAAAAACATCGGCGGCAAGCTGGTTCCCGTCAAAGCGTCAGTCTGGCAGAATACCACTTCCATGCTGTCGAAATGGGTTGACGGTTCTACCGACCACGGCCCGATTACCAGTTGGGACGAGTCCACAGTCCTTGTCATCGACTCCATGACCATGCTTTCCGACGCAGCGCTCTTTTACATCCTTGCGATGAACGGGCGACTCGGGCAGCATCCGCATCAAAGCGATTGGGGTCTTGCGCAAGCTCTGATCGAGAACCTTCTCCGCATGTTGTATGACGAGAGCGTAAAGTGCAACGTCATTATCAACTGCCATATCAAACCGATGGGAGATGAAAACGGCCCTGACCGATATTACCCCAACACTCTCGGCAAGGCTCTTCCACCAAAAGTCGGACGATATTTCAACACTGTCTTGCTCGCCCAAACTTCCGGTCGCGGGCAGAACATGAAAAGACAAATTTTCACAGTCTCCCAGGGGACCGTGGAATGCAAGAATACCGCGCCGTCTAAAGTTGCGCCAAGCTATCCACTTGAAACTGGTTTGGCGCAGTATTTCAAGGCGGTTCGGTAAAACCAGGGCAGTGTCCCCTCAACCTGTAGGTAGTGAAAAATGGCTGTTAACTTCCGTGAACTTCTTTCTGTCAACCTTGACGATGTGTCCGCTCCGAAGGCTCTTCCCGAAGGCACCTATCACGGCACTGTCGCTTCATTCGAGTATGGTGACAACAACAAGAACAAGACCCCTTACGTGCGTTTCGCGCTGAAGTTTCACACGGCGGGCGATGACGTTGACCCGGCGGAGATGGAGGGCATCGACCTTGCGACCCGCAAGCTCTCGACCGACTTTTATCTCACCCCCGACGCTCGTTTCCGTCTCAAGGATTTTCTTGTGTCCCTCGGCCTCAAGACCGAAGGTGCGAGCTTTGACGAGTTGATCCCGGAGGCCGTCAATCAGCCGATCCTCGCGTTCGTTACGCAGCGCTTCAACCCCGAGCGCCCGGATGACCCGCCGCGTAACCAGATTAAGACCGTGAAGGGTGATAACTAACAAAGAGAGGGAGGGGGATTTCCCCCTCCTTTTTGCTGGAGGAGTCATGCCTAAATGCAAGGTTGATGGGTGTGAGAAGAAGGTCAAAACCAGAGGTTGGTGCGGGATGCACTACCAGCGTTGGTTGCATAATGGCGATCCTCTTATAATTCGCACACAACCAAAAGGTTCCAGAAAGAATGCTGTTTGCTCGATAGATGGATGTGAAAGTCCTGTCCATGCAAACTGTTTATGCAATAAGCACCGCCAGCGCCAATATCATCACGGAACCACAGCAGCTCGACGAAATGAAAATGGAGAGGGAACTCTTCATCATACAGGTTATGTGTATGTAAAGATTAACGGCAAGCGTTACGCTCAACATCGACTTGTCGTTGAAAAGGCACTCGGAAAGCCTTTACCAAAAGGAGCGGTCATTCATCACTTGAATGGAAACAAAGCGGATAATCGCCCTTGTAACTTGGTTGTTTGTCCAAACGAGGCATACCACAATTTGCTACACTCTCGACAAAGGCGATTTAACTATGAAGGACCAGTAGATGCGCGTAACGATGATTGACCCGCCGGGCGGCTGGCGATACGGTTTCCCCAAACCCATGCCGCCGGGCGCAAACGTCGAAACATGGCTTATCGAAAACGGCTACCCCAGGTCCGAAATCATAAATCTTGGGGAATACTTCTACGTTAGAGTCTGGGAAGAAGAATGGAAATCGACCTCAAATCCGTATGGATCGACCGCGCCAAGCGCCAACGCAAAGAAGTCGCTGTGGAAGACCTGCTTGAAAGTATTCCTCGAATTGGCCTCATCTGTCCGATCGTGGTTACGGCGGAAGTAGGGCCGAACAACGAACCTTACAAACTTCTTGCAGGCGAACGCCGCTTCACCGCTTGCAGCAAACTGCAAATGCCCACAATCCCTGCGCGTTTGCTTTCAGATTTGGCCCCGCTTGAACAGCGCGTTATCGAACTCGAAGAGAACCTTCGTCGTAAAGACCTGACTTGGCAGGACCAGTGCCAAGCCATCGCCTCTATCCATGATGTGCTGGCGGAAGGCAAACCGGATTGGTCTTATTCCCGCACCGCAGAACAAATCGGTTACGCGAAAGAATGGGTCCGCCGTTGCTCACGTATCGCGAAGGAACTCCACCGCGATAACATCCGTGGGATGGACACCGCAACTCGCGCTTACAACATGATCGCGAGGGAAGACGAACGTGTTGCGGGTGACGCGATTTCCAACATCCTTTCCTCTGCCAACGCTGCCGCGTCCGAGGCTATCGAGGATATTCTTGCGGAAACAACAACAGCAGCAGCATCAAAATCTGCCGATCCTCTTGACATCCCTGCCCCGCCTGTCCGTCCGCTTATCACCCCTGCCGAAGAAAGCGTTCTCCAACAGTCTTTTCTGGAATGGGCACCCAATTACACCGGCGAACCTTTCAATCTAATCCACTGTGACTTTCCTTATGGCGTGAATGTTTTTGGCGGAAAATGGTCAGGAAAGCAGTCTTGGTACAACTACAACGACTCGGCAGACATCTACATTGAGTTGATCCAGTGCCTCTGCGCTAATCTGGACCGCCTTATGTCGCATTCCGCACATCTTGTGTTCTGGCTTTCTGGAGACATCAAAATTCAAGCCAAGACTCTTGAAATGTTTGCAGAACTCGCCCCGACACTCGCATTTTGTAATTTCCCGCTGATCTGGCTTAAATCCGACAACGTAGGTATCATGCCGGACCCCAAGCGCGAACCGCGCCGGATTTACGAGACCGCACTAATCGCTTCTCGTGAAGACAGGTTTTTGCTGAAACCCGTGTCCAATGCTATAGCCGCCCAGACCAACAAAGAACATCACCCGCACACCAAACCCGAGCCGGTGTTGAAACATTTCCTCCAGATGTTCGTGGATTCCAACACACGCTTTCTGGACCCGACTTGTGGCGGCGGATCATCACTCCGCGCCGCTGAAGCCCTCGGGGCCGAATATGTCCTCGGCCTTGAGATTAACGATGATTACGTGGGGAACGCACGGAGGGCACTTCACAACTCCCGTGTCCTGCGCAAAGCATCGTCAATTCAAAAAGGAGCCAAAGAATGACCCTTGACGAAATCTACGAGACCATTTCCCCCAACAAACCGGAGCCAGTTGTGTCGTCACAGCATGATACCCTTTCCCGTGCTCTTGAGCGAGTCCACAACTTGTTCGCCACGAAAAACGAGGAATATGCCGGAGGCGCAGATATTCTCGGGAACTTCCGTCGTCAGGCGGCGCAGCAGAACGTCCCCATGTCAACTGCTTGGATGTTTCTTGCAGGCAAACATATCGACGCGATCCAAGAATATGTTAAGGACACTCGCGCAGGCGTAAAGCGCAATCGCACACAAGACATTTCCGAGCGCATCGACGACCTGATCGTTTACGCGCTGTTGCTGCATGTGATTGCGGAGGAAGAGAAATGAGCGTGCAGACTCTCGGAGAAAAGCGCGTTCGACTTTCTTTCAACCCTTCCGAAAAAGACCAGGTGTTGGAAGTGAAAAAGGCAACTGCTTCTTTGATCGACACCCTTGACAGGCAAATCTGCTCTTCGGATGAAAAATTTCGACTAATCGAAATTGCCATCTTGAAATACGAAGAAGCAGCAATGTGGGCCGTTAAGGCACTCACCGCGTAAGGAGCCTCCGCATGACCGTCGCACCATTTACCTTCTCTTCTGGCCCTCGTGACGCGAAAATCGCTTTTGTCGGCGAAGCCCTTGGCGAGCAGGACTTGCTTGTAGGCAAGCCCTTCCAAGGATACTCCGGCCAAGAACTTTCGCGGATGCTGGCCGAGGCAGGTTTGGTGCGGCGGGAATGTTTCCTTACCAACGTCTTTCCTTTTCAGGTCAAAGACATTGCAACGATGTGCGGAAGCAAAGCAGATGTAGGCAAGGACTACCCGTTCCCTCATATCGGCAAGGTTGGTCAATATCTGTTGCCCGAACACCTTGTCCACCTCGATCGCCTTCGCCTTGAACTTGAGGCCGTCCGCCCTAACGTCGTGGTCGCCCTTGGAGCTACCGCTTGCTGGGCACTTCTTGCTACCAATAAAGTCGGATCGCTTCGAGGCACTGTGGCCACAGCTAGTTTGACCCCCTGCAAAGTCCTTCCGACTTATTCGCCATCAGCGGTCTTGCGGAATTGGG